AGATAGAGGGTATGATCCATGCCGCCACCACCCTTATTTTGCTTTCCATCTTCCCGTGAGTGTTTATAAATATTTAACTTAAGATAGTCTACAACTTCTGTTGGGAAACTTGCTTGCTCCCGTACAGACGCTCTACTGCTACCTGATGTGCCCATGGGTTTGACCCTAGGGAATACTAACAAATCCGTCATGAGTTACTCTGGTAAATACCGACCATTAAATAGACATAAGTATAAGGGTGATCCCACTAATATTATTTATAGGAGTTTGTGGGAAAGAAAGTTTATGGTCTGGTGTGACAAAAATGTAAATGTAATGGAGTGGGGTAGTGAAGAAATCGTTATTCCATATATCAGTCCTGTGGATAATCGGATTCATCGCTATTTCCCCGACTTCTACGTCCGAGCACGAACTAGAAACGGAGGGACTCAGAAGTTCATTATCGAGGTTAAACCGAAAGTCCAGTGTGCGCCCCCAAAGAGACCAAAGAGGCAAACTAGAAAATATATAACTGAAGTGAAAACTTACGGTGTTAATCAAGCAAAATGGAAGGCAGCAAGAGAATACTGTAAGGATCGTCGTATGGAATTCCTAATTCTCACAGAAAAAGAGTTAAACGTATGAGCATCTTCACTGATGTCAAAGATCTTGCAGAAGGCAAGAAGCAATCAAAAGAGTGGTATCGCAGTCAACTGCAATACGGTATGGATCCCTATGAGGGCACTTTTCAGGTTGGTGACATCATCTTCTTTGCATACTCTGCAGCAACTGAGAAACTGTCATTTTATGACAGATTCCCGATGGTACAAATATCCGATCTGGATAAACCCAACATGCAATTTTCAGGTGGTAACTTGCATTATCTACAACCATCAGCAAGAAGGACAATCGCTGCACAGTGGTCTATGGGCAGTCCAGCATATCCTGCCCGTTGTCATCATAAATACTTTATATCAAATACTACCAACGTCTACACTGTTAGACCGATTGATCTGCAGGATATGACTCCACTGCCTATTGAGCAGTTTTTATTTAATGCAGCAGGTCGCTGGATCGAAGTCCCTAGCAGTCACATCTGGAGTCGAGTTTAATGAGTTACAGGAATCCCAATAGTTTTCTCCGATTTGCTGATCTGGTCGGCACTGGTGAGAAAGATATTGCAAAGTCAAATTTATTCTCGGTGGAGATTACTCTCCCCACAATGATGTATGCTAATGGTTCGAACCCTGACTACAGAGAGCATTACGAATCTATCAACTATTTTGCTGACAGTGTAACTATCCCTGCTAGAAGGATTAAGACACAATCAGTCAAGACTGTTGGTATGCCATATGACTATGCATATGGTCAGCAGAAGCAAGAAGTCCGAATGTCTTTTATTATGACAAAGGACATGTATCATCGCCAATTCTTTGAGAATTGGATGAATATGACTGCTAATGACGCTGAAAACAGAGTTACATTCTATGATGAGTATACATCATCCATTCAGATCCTGAAATGGGAGAATGGCGCTAACATTGTATATAAGGGCACTTCTAATAATGGCAAAGGGCGACCAGTTAAATTTGAGCAGAGGATGAATAGATCTACTGCAGTCTGGCAGATGTATGGTGCATATCCATTTGACATCTCAGCAATGACTCTCAATAACGGTCCTGCTGATCTTATGAAGATTGACGTTGACTTCAAATACGAAAGATTTAGATTTGACACGGTGGCAGAGGATATACTATCCTTCAAACCTGAATCAAATGATAAGGTTATTCGTGACTTTGATAAAGTATTTGGGCATTTAGGATTTGCTGCCGATCAAATAGATTCATCCTACTTTGGCACCTAAATAAATTTAATAGTTATGGAGCATTATGCCTTTACCTAAGCTCGCTATCCCCGAGTATGATATGACGTTGCCTATCACGGGCACGCAAGTTAAATATAGACCTTTCCTCGTTAAGGAGGAAAAACTGCTGTATCTCGCTATGGAGTCGCAAGACGACAAGCAGATGATCAAGGCAGTTAAGACCATCATTAAGAATTGCACCAATCTAAAGGGTAAGGTGGAAGCTCTCGCAACCTTTGAGATCGAATACATCTTCCTTCGCATTCGTGCTACTGCTGTTGGTGAAGCAAGTGAATTCAAAATCACCTGCCCTGATGATAATGAGACCCAAGTAGAAGTGATGGTCCCTCTGAATGAAGTTGAGGTTATTATTCCTGCAGAGCATGAGAAGAAAATGCTTCTCGATGACACTGTAGGTATTGTTATGAAGTATCCATCGATTGATGTATTCATCAGTCAAAATATGTCAGATAATCCTAATATCGATGATATCTTTGAGTTGGCAGCAGGGTGTATCGAGAGTGTTTACGATAAGGAAGAAGTCTACGACACATTCACTAAGCAAGAAGCACTTGCTTTCTTGGAAGACTTGAATTCTGAGCAGTTTGCTAAAGTCCAGAAATTCTTTGAGACTATGCCCAAACTGTCATATACACTTGAGGTTACTAACCCCAAAACTAAAGTCGTATCTGATGTTGTGCTTGAAGGACTCGCGAGTTTTTTCGCATAGCCCTACTGCATGATAGTCTTGAAAACTACTATAAGACAAACTTTGCCTTGATGCAGCACCACAAGTATTCACTAACAGAATTAGAGAATATGATACCGTGGGAACGTGATGTATATGTGAATCTTCTCCTCGCACACATTGCTGAGGAAGAAAGAAGGCAACAACAAGATCAATCACGCATGTCCCTCTAATGGCAGCAATCCGTAGTTTCGTTAAAATTCAACCGATATCTGGTAAATCAGGTATCGCTCAAAACATGGATCAGGTGCGTAAAGGCATCAATCGCATGGGGAGCGTGACGGATGGCATTGCCAAGAGTTTTTATGATACTACTGAGCTTCTAAAGTTTGAAAAAGACTATCTTTCAGATACTTCTAAGACAGAAGTCACGGATATTAAGAAGAAAGATAAGAAGGATAAAACCAAGTGGACTTCATCCATGCGGGATATCCGAAGAACTTTCCGAAAAAAGAAACGTGGTAGATTAGAAGATGAAGCAGAGAAGGGCGTAGAGGAAGGCAAAGAGGACGGCAGAAAGGCAATTAAGAAGCAGAAACCCAAGTTAAATATGCTTGGTAGATTCTTCAATGGTCTATTCAAAGTCTTCAAATTAATGATTATATTTGGGGCATTAAACTGGTTAAGTAACCCCAAGAATGCTGAGAGTGCCGTAAAGGTATTCAGGATACTATTCACCATAGGTAAGTTTGCTTACAAAATTACTAAATTTGGGGTTGGTCTGCTCCTTGATGGTCTGACCAACCTTATAGGTAATTATAAGGAAGAAGGTCCAATCAAACGTGCATTCCGAGGCATACTCGGAGTTGTGCAGATGATGGGTGGTATTGCTGCGCTTAGGACAGCACAGTATCTGATCATGCCTTGGAAGTTGATGGCGGACGTTAATCGTCTGAGAATGATCTTCAACATGTCCAACCAGCAGTCTGCAGAGCAGGATGCTAACCAGAAGATAAGACAGAGCGGGTTTAGGGATAAGAAGACTGGAGTTATATACTCCAAAGAAGAATACGAAGCGATGAAGAAGTCTGCCAGAAGGGCAGAACGCAAGAATCCTGGTGCTGGCAAAGCATTTGAGGATAGATTTGGCAAAGAAAGTCGTTTCTCTAAATTCAAAGGTAAAGCATCTGCAGCACGCAAGAGATTTGGTGCTGGTGCTAACAAAGCATTTGGTAAGCTCGGCGGTAAGTTAAACGTCGGTATGAGCGTCGTAGGTGGCGCTGGAAGGATCGCAGCAGGTCTTGCAAGCGGTGAGAAGGCATCCTCTGCTATTGGTGCTGGGGTCGGTCAGGGTGTTGGTGGTTTAGTTGGCGGTATCGCTGGCACAGCACTGCTAGGACCCTTCCTAGGACCCTTTGCACCAATTGTCGGTAACGCAATTGGTGGTTTTTTAGGTGAGTGGGTAGGTAAAGAGTTAGGTCCGATCATGGAACCTATTTTCGGTCCTATCGGTCGAGCATTTAAGATGATGTTTAAGGTGGTCCAGTCCGTTATCGGACCACTCTTTGAGAAACTTGCAGAGCCTTTAGGGTTGATCTTCCAGATGATAGGGGAGCTCGGCAAAGTCCTGATGGGTGCTGCCAAGATTCTGGGCGACTTCATTGGATTTATCTTCGGTCCATTGTTTGATGCCATTGGTGCCACCGTCCAATTTATCGTCAATAATGCCAAGCGTCTAATGAATCCCACCTCTGTGGCAGGTGGTATTGCTGATAGTCTCACATTCAACCTATTTGACTTTGATGGTGAGAATAAGAAGGCAGCAGGCGGTCCTGTAGGGATGGCAGCGGGTGGTGCTTTGCAGTTTGGTAGTCATCCTGACATGCTTGCTGCTACAGGTGGCATTTACCTTAAGACCATAGTCGGATCATTTGGTGCATTTGGATTTGTTGGTAACAAAGTAAAATCTGTCCTAGCACCTGACATTCAAAAGATCGCTAGTGGATTAGGTGTGCAGGTCAGTACTGGCGGTGGTGGCACTGCTGGTGGTGTAACTAATAGTGTACAATTCCAAGCAACTCAGACTGAGCAGAAAAAGGTTGATAATGTAAAGAATTTCACCCATAAAGAAAAGACTTACAATGCGATTGATAAAGGATTAAATAAGATGCTCGTCGAGGGCATCAAGATATTTGATCCTTCAAAGGCAAAGGATATTGAGAACCAGAGAAATAATAGCGGTAATAATGGTAATAATGCCCCTACTCAGACTCCTGGCGGACCAGTAGGAACTTTTTCTGGTAATGCTAATAGTGGTAGCGTCCAAGCAAAGGGCGTAAATATTGCCAAGAATTTCAAGAGTGAATTAGGTATCACAAAGGAAGCAGCAGCGGCAATTGCTGGTAACTTTGCACATGAATCAGCAGGGTTTATTCCTGGTATTAGGGAAGGTGGACCCTTCGGACAAAACTCAAAACCATGGCCTAAGAATACAGTTGGTAAAGGTTATGGTTGGGCGCAGTGGACAAATGCTGCACCTGGAGACAGATACGATAAGTTTATTCAATCATACGGTGGCGACTACAGTAAGACTCCAACAAACGAGGATAACTGGAAGTTTGCTGTCCAAGAGATGAGGGGTCCTGAGCCTTTAGGCTCATCATTCTCCAGTATGACCGATGTTGCTTCAGCAGCAGTCTGGTTTAGAAAGCATTGGGAGCGTGCAGGTGTCCATCATGATGGACCTAGAATTAAATATGCTCAGCAATTCTTAGCTGAGATGGCAAAGGGTGGGGTCGTCCACCAACTGTTGGATGCTGGTGGTGAAGTAGACGAGAATGGTTTACCTAAAGATCTTAGGATGCTTGAGCGTCTGAAAAGATCTAAAAGAGGTATGAAAAAGGGATTCCGCCAGATGGCAAGCGGTGGTGAATTAGATAAACTTAATTTTGCTAAAGGTGCAAGTGATGGTCCTGGCACTCCTGCAGGAATGTGTGTTGCTGGCGTGATCTACACTGCTGAAGCAAACGGTGCTAAAATCGGAGCACCTGAAGTGGCTGGTGGTGTAGATCCTGGAAACCATCCAAGAGGTTTGATGGCATGGGCAGTTAAGAAAGGATACGGATCTATACCTGGCACTCAAGGTAAACCAAGAAACATCAAAGGTGCGTTTGGCGACTTTGGTGTAACTTCCATGACGGAGACTCAGTGGGCAGATGCTGTAGTTGATGGTCTCGTTCCTAGTGGATCTCTAATCTTTAATACTAGACATGGTTGGGATTGGAATGGTGGATCTAGTGGTAATGATGCTGCTATTGCTCAAAATGGTGGTGCTGCACTTTGGAGTGGTCACTGGCAATCTGACTTCAAGCATAAAGGGAAAACAGTTGGTGCTGTCTATAGTAATGTAAAAGAGATTGTTGCCCTTACACACCCACAAGGTAATACTGCAGCACATGATGGGGTAACAACATCAGCATCACAGGATAGTAGCACTAATTCAGGTATTTCTAGGAATGGAGGTGGAGAGGATCCCAAACCTGAAAAACCCAAAACTCTTGAAGAGATGCTGGAGGCATTCAAGACAGGTTTAACAACTGCCTTGACAACGATCAACACCAACGTCAATGAATCAGCACAACCTACTACTCCTACTACTGAATCTAAACCACCAACATCTTCTACTGAGTCTTCATCCACAGTCGCTGCAGCATCTAAAATCACAGCAGCTAGACCAGAAGGCGCTAACGCTAAACTAAAGGCGATTAGGGAAAAAGCACAGCGTGATGAAGAAGAATCAGAATTTGTACCCGTTATTGCGGAGAAATTGGTTATACAAAAGGTTACACAACAGATAAATACAAAAGGTAACACCAGCGCAGTATACACCAAACCTTCGCCACTCCTCACTAAGTAATGGCATCATCGAAAGCACCAACAATTAAGGTCACAAAACCAAAACTTTATAAGATGATATCTTATAAGGGTACTGGTGGTGGTGGCAAGAAATTTACTGCTGTTACTGCTGCTGATGAGTTAGGCAAGATTTCCAAAGATCAAAATCAGGCATTCAAGACTATTACCTCAGGTATGAATTCCTTGGGTGCATCTATGAATGGTATTGCTCTCCAAGCGGAGGCAATGACTCAAGCAATGAAGGATAGAATATCTGCCAGGATCAAGAGTGATGCAGCTACTAAGAAGGCAGAGACTGTTTCTGATAAATTAGAGGAAGAAAGAGAGAAGAAGAAAACTGCTGAGGATAAGCGTAGAGAAAATAAGAAGAATAGAGCAGCTGCAGAAGATAAAAGCGAGCAGGGAGAAAAGAAGGAAAAGAAGGTAGGATCTCAGGTAATCCAGAATTTTAAGAAGGCAGCAGGAGGTGCTTTCGGTAGACTTCTTGGTGCTGTTGCTAGATTCTTAGGTGGTATCTTTAAGATCTTCATTGCATTTGCTGCATTAGATTGGATCGCTAAGAATCCAGATAAGGTTCAGAAACTTGTAGAAGGACTTGCTGCTATTGGTAAGTTTGTCTGGAAGATAACGTCATTCCTAGTGGGGTCGGCGTTTGATGGACTGGTGAAGTTTATGGAGAATCCTATATCTCTGAAAGGGATCATAGGATTAGGACAGTTTCTGCTGTCTGCTGCTCCTATATTCTTAGGGATTGCATTCCTTAAGAATCCATTAGCAACGGCAAAGACTGTTGGATGGGTCGTAAGCAGTCTGATTAAAGGTATCCTAAACATTGGTAAAGCAGCGAAAGCTGGTGCCAAGCTTAGGAAGTTTGCGGGCAGCAAACTCGGTAAGGGTTTGATTGCTGGTGGTTTAGGTGTTAGTGCATTCCTGGGCGAGAAAGCTGCTGGTGCTAGCAGCTCAGAGGCAGTTGGCGCTGGTGTAGGCACCGCTGGTGGTGCTATGGTTGGTGAAGCTATTGGTAATAAACTCGGTGGTCCCCTTGGTGGGATGATCGGTGGTGCTGCTGGTGCATTCGTTGGTGGTAAGGCAGGTAAAGCAATCGGTGGGTTTATGGAACCCATCTTCAAACCAATCGGCAAATTCTTCAGTATGATTGGTAATGTCTTTAAGCAGGTCATGGCACCTATTAAGGATAGTCTGAGTGGTTTCTTTGAAGTCCTCGGAGCAGTAATGTCTCAGGTGCTAGACTTCATTGAGCCCCACCTGCCAATGATTAGTAAAATCCTGGGTATTGGCATCCAGGTCATGTTTGCACCACTATTCATGGGTATTAAAGCACTGACTGCAGTGCTGAAATTCTTTGCACCTAAGACAGCCGAGATAGATAAGGAGACGAGTAAAGGTAAGGCAGCAGGAGGGTCCTTCCAGACTGCTAAGATGGTCAAACCTAAGATGGCATCTGGCGGGACATTTAACCTGCAAGATGAGATGGCAAAGCAACTTCAGAAGACTATGAAGGTAGCTAGAGCTTTCGGTCAGTTGATGCAACTCCCATTCAAAGCACTGGGTGTTGGTATTATGACTGCCATCGGTGGTATTGGTAAAGTATTCGGAGCATTCCTCCCTGCACCTATTAGAAACATGCTAGGTGCAATGATCGCACCTCTTGCTAAGATCTTTGGTGTACCAACTTCTGTCATTGGTGGTAGTGCTGCCAATAAAGAAGATATGAAGGGTGGGGATAAAGGACAGGCAGAAAAAGGTATAGGAATGACCTGGGATGAGAAACTCCTAGAGGCAATTGCTGGTGATAATGGCACTATCTCACTGATTGGTAAACTATTCAAATCAATCGTAGAGCATCCCATCTTCAAAGGTGTGAAGGCAGTAGCAGGAGGTATCCTGGGTGCTGTTGGTAACTTCTTTGGATTCTCTGAAGGTGGTGTCCTACCTAAGGCATCCATGGGTGGATGGATCTCTGGTCCTCAGTCTGGTTACCCCGTGTCACTAGATGGTGGTGCTACCACATCATTCATCGGTCATGGCACTGAGTGGGTTGGCATGAAGGGATTTGCAGGTGGTGGCGCATTTGTTGTGCCATTTGACACTCCTGCAACTAGAGCGAAACCCGGTCTAACAGCTCAGAGGTGGGGTGAGGCATCGCGTGGTGGATACTCCATGCCAGGATTCTCTAAGGGTGGTCATCTACCTAAGTTTGCCGATGGTGGTAAGTTTGATCCTGAAAAGTATACAAAGAATAGTTATGAAGCAAGTAGAGTTGTCTTAAATGACAAGTCATACTATGTGACTTATGGATGGAATCCTGATGCCAACGTTGTAAATATTAAGTCAATGTCCAAGAAGATAAAAGGAGGACTCTTTGGCTGGGGTGAAGAGAGGATAGGTGTTAAACCAGGATCTGATGAATTTAATGCAGTAATGAATTCAGGTGGTCTGAAGTCTGACATTGCCGGTAGACATCAGACTTTCGGTACGAAGGGGACATCTGTACCAGCAGATATCAAAGAGATTAAGGTTCACCCACAGGCAGATATCGCATACATGTATAATAAATCATATCATGATAATTTAGATGCGTGGGAAGAACAGGGTGTTGATCACAAGAGATCTCAACATTTGGCAGCATCTGCTGCTGCTGAACTGGCGCAGGTTGATCCTGATGGGAAAGTTTCAGTTTTGCCAGGTGCGGATAATCCCCATGCAGCACCTGAGAGCATGAAGGATGCTGTTGTTACTGCAAAAGATCGTACTGAAGCACAGAGAGCAGAAGCGGCCGCAGAGACTAAGACAGAGAAGAAAGTAGAGACTGCTGATGACATCATTAATAGACTCTTTGGTACAAAAAATGAAGGAGGTGTAAGAGAAGGTGGATTATTAGGAGAAGGTCTTAAAGAGTTTGCTAAGGTTGCTCCTGGTGCGAAACTGGAAAAAAGTGAGCAGGAGAAGTCTGCAACCAAGAAAGAAAAATTGAATGCATTGACTGCCCAGCGTGATAAGGCGATGGCACCTGCTGTTATAGAGAAAGAAGCAGCACCTATTATGGGTGGTGAAGATAATGAAATCATTCTCCCTGGCAAGTCTAAGAATGATGCTGATGACTTCTTAATGCCTAAATTTGGTGTCATCCCCGAGTTTACTTCGACCCTTAGTAACTTAATGTAATGGCAGACAATCAATCAAGAGAATTTAAGTGTAAGAAAATTACTCTAACTACATTCACCGATGAGAAAGAGTATGACATTAAGGATATTGTGGGAAATTTTCTCTACTATGAGTCTATTGAGGCACCATTTGTACGCCTAGAGTTGACGATAATGGACTCTATTGACTTTAACTTGAATTTGCAGGGTGGTGAGAAAGTTGAAGTCGATCTAAAAACCTTATCAGCAGATGATAAGGGTGAGTTAAAGTTAGAATTCAAAATCTATAAGATTGGTGACATCATCAAATCTGAAAGAGGACAGATGTATAAACTCTTCTGTTGCTCACCAGAGATGTATAACAATGAGTTGAATAAAGTTTTCAAAGCATTCGGTCCTATTGATGAGGGTGGATCTAAGGACATTGAAAACATTCCCAAGCATGTCTGTAAGGAATATCTGAAAGCACCTGGCAAGAGAATTAAGGAAGATAATTTTGAAGCACACTCTAGAACCATGGTCGTATCTCCTAATTGGAGACCTGTAGACCTTATCTCATACGTCTCAGACAAGGTTACTAGGGTGACATCTGGTAAAGGAGGTGCGAAGCAATCTGGATTCTTATTCTTTGAAAATCAGAAAGGATTTAACTTTAGGTCTATTGATGGGTTATGTGAGCAAGGTCTTGTCTTTACATATACATACAAACAGCAGGGTCAACTAGAAGAAGGAGATCCTGGGTATTATAATATTGAATCTATTCAATATCCTGACAAGGCAAACCATCTCAGGCACATGAGGTTAGGCACTTACAAAACAGTTACCACTGGTATCTGTGTGCCTATGCCTACAGAAAGTAATGCCACACAGTCAGGTGTTAGTAATGACCAAAAGTCTGCACCCTCAGGCACGGTATATGGTGCTAGAGAGACCGCATTTGATGACATCTTCAGTAGAGCTAGTAAACTAGAGTCCAGTCCACCATTCAACATGCCTGAGGAGGTGAAGGGGGAGGGTGCATCACCTACTAGACAGAAGATGAGAATCATCCCAGCCATTTCTCATCAGCAAGGTGATCGTGGTAAACCGAAAGGAAATGCTGACAATGGGACTCAACCTTTTGATACATTAGCAGTTGCAGAGTATGCAGCGGCTAGATATAATTTAATGAAAGCAATTCAGTTAACCGTCAAGGTGCCTGGAAACACCGCACTCTGTGCGGGTGAAATTATCAAACTGGTCATACCTGGATCTCGCGAGAAGGGTGAGACTGTTACCAAAGATAGGAAATTTAGTGGGAAGTATCTTATTGCTGCCCATACGTTTACCTACACTAAGAAGGGTTGTAGTTCAGAATTGCTTTTAATTAGAGATTCAATTCCTAACAAGTAACTGAAATGGAAAGCATCGAAAAGCACATCCAAAAAGACAAAGAGATCCTAGATGATCCTAAGACCTCTCTCAATCAACGTCGCCATATTGAAGGCGAATTGTATGAACTGGAGGATTATGCTGAGCATCATAAGAAAGAGATTGAGGAAGGAGATCATCATGATCCCACATACCTAGAACTCTACTGCGATCAAAACCCATCAGAACCTGAATGTTTAGTTTACGAGGATTGACAAACCTCCAATAAATTATTATAATAACCATGTAAGGGTTGAAAATGAATAACTTTGAGGAGCTCTTATACGGGCATTATCGTAATAAACTGCAGGCACAGAGTAATCCTTCTCAATGGCCACAGATAGATATCAGGATTTGGCAAACATCATCTGGAATTTTTGAATCCAAGTCCTGGTACAAGTATAAAGGTGAGAAGGAAGCATACAACTGGTTGAGATATAGGATAACTGATATCACTGAGACAACTGTCAAGACTGATATCTATAACTACATTAGTAGAGAGGATAGTTGTCCTTTTATCTGGACATGGGATTGTAAATGGTGGACAGGTATTCCTGATGGTTTGTGTCAGGTAGGTAAGTTTTTAATTAAGTCTAGAATTCGATTCAACGGCTTAGATTACAGAGCATTGGATCAGGGGTGGGACACTGAAAGTGATAAACAAGCATGGGGTAAACCTAAAGAGGAGGGTGAATTTCTCTTTACCTTAGTCGATAAATAATCATACGGAATTATTATTTAAATGAGAGAACGCACTGATTACCTAGGAAGGGACGGTTACACTTGGTGGATCGGGGAAGTTGAGAGTATCAAGGACCCCTCTGAGATAGGTCGTGTCCAAGTGCGTATTCTTGGTTGGTATACTGGTCATAAGGCAAAGCAGGCATATACAAAAGAGATGCCTACAAAGGTGCTCCCATGGGCACAGGTGCTGCTGCCAAATGATCAAGCACAGACTAAATCTGTTGGATCCACCACTGGGTTGCAACCTGGCGCATGGGTCATGGGATTCTTCCTTGATGGTGATGAGGCACAGTTGCCTATTGTCATGGGTGCATTCCGTGGATTCCAAACAAAAGAAGATCCTGAGAAGAAGACGACTGTTGCTGATGGCACAGTTGCAGAAGAGTTGAAAACTGAGACTCCACAGAAAAAAGATTTAGCAGGTAACGAAAGGAACGACGGCAATCCATTCCCTAAGAAGCAGACATCCACACCAACGAGTCCTAGTGGAAATGGCCAGGAAGAAGCACGAGGTGCTATCTCTGCTGCTGAAGAAACTCTGCCTGGTAATGCTGTTACTAACCCAACCAAACCACCTGTAGAGAAGCAATCAATTGCTGATGGTGTTGCTGGTCCTAGTGGTGAAGGTTTCCCAGATGACCTAGAGCGTATGCTCACAGAGTTGGGCAACATGGCAGCGACTCTTGCCAGTGGTCCTGGTGGATTCATCTCCCTTGCAACGGGTAAGAAGGTTGCAGGCGATAAGGTGATGGAGCACATGGGTAAGATTATGAATTTTCTTGCTGGTGGTATTGCTGGTATTCTTGCACCATTGAAAGAATTACTTGCCAAACTCATTGCTGAGGTTGTTGGTAAGATTGTTGCTATCATCTCCAGTTTCGTCCCTCTGGTTGTGATCACCACAATCATGATGTTCCTTGAGATGATCTTTGATATCTTCTGCATGAAGAAACCGATGTGGTTGGGGCTAGTGCAAGCCGCAATATCGGATGTCTCTGCGTTCGCTAATAATATAGCAACGCAGATTGTAGATAAGATTGCTGATAAACTTAAGGGTATTGACTCTGCTGTTAAGGGTGTTACTAATCGTATCCTTAGTGGTATCACTAAGACAATGAATCGCATCAAAGATATTGCTGGAGATGTGATCGCTGCTGTTGATATGGCAAAGGGTATTGCTGGGCAGGCGAGGGCACTTGGAGATGCAGTAACATCAATCTTTGAGTTTGACTTTACTAAACTCAACTGGGCAGGTCTAATTAAACTCCTGTTTGCCATCTTGGCGATGTTCTTCAAGAAGGATTGTGGGAGGAAGATAAAACGACCGAAATCTAAAGGGTGGTATCCGTTGATCGGGACCACGGAATGTGGTCACATCAATGAAGCAATCGTTGGCACACCATACTCTAGTTATGATGATGCTGTTACTGGTGAAGGTAACAAGGGTAGTTACATCGATCAAATGTTTACTGGCATCAATACAAACCTCATGGAGGTCGTGACTGCTTTAAATGGTGCTAAGATAATCAATGATGCAACACCTGGCATTGAGAAGCAGATTACTCAGGGTCCTGGTGGTGTTACAGACATCCAAGATGGTCATGGTAATACTCATAAGAATGTCCCCAACAACGAAACTAAGATCGTTGCTAAGGATAAGTGTGAGACCATTAAAGGTAACTATGTGCTGACAGTTGAGGGTGACTTCTATCTGAAGGTCATGGGTAACTATCATGAGGAAGTGACAGGTGCTAAGAATGACAACGCATCTCAGGGTCCTCAAGCAAAATCTGAGGGATCAACTAAGAATGCAGATAAGGCTTCTGCAAAGAGTGACCAGAATGCTAAGAGTACTAATATTGCCAAAGCAAATAAAGACGTTACAGCTAATATTCCTACTGGTACTAAGATGGTCAACATGGTCCATATTCAGCGACAGGAGCGTGATCAATACTTCAAGGCATTGCCTGGTGGTCACTTCTATCCTGTTGATGAGATTCCATTCCATCCTGAGGCAGATGATCAGGGTAGAGTGCCATGGGGTAGTCAATTGTCTGGTAATTTGGAAGACGATAAAGAGCAGAAGTCTGCATCTCGTAAAGAGGGTGACCATGACATTGCATACACTGGTGACGTTAGTATTCAGGGTGCAAAGGTTAAGATCACTGCAATTAACTCACTAGCATTTAACTCTCAGACTGTTAAGACTGAAGCAAACACCATTGAAAACGTGGCATCTGGTGAGATTACTAACGAGGCAAACTGGATCTCCTCTTTCCTCAACAGTGGTAGATTTGAGATCGTTGCGGTATTTAACCCACTCAAAGCATTGTCTGGTCAATTCACCTTTGTGAATGGTGCCATCATCGATATTTGTACTGACCTACCTATCCCTGGTCTAGCACCTCCCACACAGACTAGAATCTGTTTGGGTACATCGATGCCTGCATCCATGAATGACATCATCATGGGATCTAGTGCAGGTGTCCACTCAACCTTCATCGCATCTCCTACAGGTGTGATCGCTGAATTTGTGCCCACTGGTGCCCTGTTGAATCAGGTTGCTACTGGTCTGATACACACGGGCGTCGGCACTGGATATATGGCAACTGGCTGCGGTCTCGGACCCCATCAGGTCTATGGCTTGCCATTGCTGCTGAATTGATGTATGATATGGGAGTCTTCATCATGCTTCCATGGAAACCGAAACCTACCTTGAGCACATCTGGGTTACCATCTCTAAACGCTCCATCAAAATGATCGATAGTGAGGGTGTGGACGAAGTTATCAAATGGAAGTTTGATGAAGAGGGTGCCGAAGGATTCTATGAGACTATCGCTGAATTCAACAAAACCCTTCCTGAAGATCTAATCACTTATCTCGCATGAATAGCATAATTACGTTATCCTGTGCAGAAGTCCAAGAAAACTTTGACTTCGTATTCTCTCTAGTTGAGAGAGGTCACACCATCAAAATCATCCATGACGGAGGAGTTTGTATGATGACACCTATTATCACAAAGGAAAAGGGATCTGAGATAAATATCCCAGACCCTGAGGAATTTGTGCCTGATCCCGCTGGGGTGCAGGCATACGTTACAGAGTCTCTCGGAGAAATGTCGCAAGGTTTCTAAGATGCAGAAGGTTCGGATTACAAACTCTTTTCATCATTTGAAAGACATAGGTATAGTCCAGATGTATTTCATCCAAGGTATACCGTTTACATTTGAGGAGTTACCGAATTCTTTAAGCGAATTAGAAGAAGTTAAACTCGATGCAGATACTGCACGAGGATATACGATGGATGATCTTTACAAAGCATCAGAATATCTGGTGTTAGAAGGTTGTCATCCTATTTTATTTGATCTCAGTGATTGGGTTGAAAATTATGAAGAAGTCCCTGACTGATGACCCTTCAGACATGAATGCATATGTCTTTGGCGGGAGACCTGTCACAGCGGTAGGTCTCTTACTACTCATTAGTGAGATGGAAGGTACATACCAACATCTCAAATATATGGGTTTCAAAGAAGACATGGACGTTATTGATGAAATGAAGAAGAGATATTATAAACTCTACTTCAAAACAAAAAAGGAGGAGAAAAATGCCTAAGAAACAATTGATCTCAACGAAGGGTGACACCTGGGAATGGGAAGAAACTCCAGAAACAATTAAAGCAGTGAAAAAACTCCATGAGGCAAGCAGCACTAACAAAAAGAAAAGTTGATGTAAGTAACATCACTTGGGATGACGTATTTGATAAGATGGAATACGACAGGTTACAAAAAACTTTCACGGTGATTGCACCAAAAGTGAAACCTGAAGAAATTCTTAGGGAAACAAGAGACGTTATCTTACACCAAGGACCGATGAATACTATGATCTGTGAAGGAAGTTATGCTCCACGGAGTATGCGTCCTCTCGTGGAGCATATGAAAGACCAGTATGGGATGATAGATTTCCATCAATATGTGTCATTTAGTGGCAATTCTCAAACGTTTGGTAGGCACAATGATACCGTAAGTGTAATGATTGTGCCCATTATTGGAGATATAGGTTATGCTGTAGACGGTCTTGGTGAAGTTTTTATGGATCTAGGGGACATCTTGTATGTACCTAAATATGTGTATCACGCGCCCCTGATATCTGGGCCAAGAGCAATATTGAGTTTTTCTTAATATGAAAGATATGCACGACACTATTTTATGTCATTGTGACATTGGATCAGGGTTTTGGAGACGATCCTTGCAGACAAAAGACCTTGGCGGTTGGTGTGGTACTTTCTTTCTAGACCCAGCAGGACGACTATTTCAAGTTGATTACAGTGATACACAGGACTTTTCAAGAGAAGATCCTAAGGGTTATGTACCCAACGGTTTGCATGGTAAAGTAACACCATACTCTCTTACGAAGTCAATAGAAGTATATCCTACGAAGTGGGATGCACATTATGCACCATTCCCTAGGATGATGCTTACATTTGTCGATGGTAAATTAAACAGGTTATTAGAATGAAATTTTGGAATGTATTACTGGCAGGAACACTGCTAGGATTGGCAACGTTGCCAGTTAATGCTAAACCACTTAAAGACAGTGAATACTTTACTAATCATTCTATGGGGTGTATGCTCCTACAAGAATGCACTGAAGGAGTCGATGAGGTCTTTTCACTTCTAGATATCTCCATTCAATATGTAGATCCAGAGCGTTACACATTTGCTGCTAGTGAATTCAACACTATGTTGATGGCATTAAATCAGGTGGGTGTAAAAGTATATTTGGCAGATGAGAAGTATTTTCCAGTAGGACATCGCGGTGTTTATCATACTGCAAGCAACAACTTCTATCTGAATAAAGCATTCATGGGTCGGCCGAATGTATTGATGAGTGTGATGCGTCATGAAGGATGGCACGCTGCTCAAGACTGTATGGCAGGTACTATTGACAATAGTATGATTGCTATCATTATGGATGAAGAGAAAGTCCCTAAGATCTGGCAAGAGATTGCTACTGATACCTACAGATTTCAACCATCTGCAATTCCTTGGGAGAAAGAAGCATACTGGGCAGGTAAGACTAAAGGTATGACAATGGAAGCACTTCTAGCATGTTCTAGGGGTAAAATGTGGACCACATACCCCCCAACTCCTATGACTAGAGATTGGTTAGTTAAGAATGGCTACCTCCTTAAGTAGTTTCCATTTCTACTCTGATAGATTCCCTCCTCAAATAAACAAAGTAGAAGGGGGGAAAGATAATCCCAACAAGTTCCTAGCGAATAGAAGGAGACGTAAGGGTTTACTCCTTGACCATAGTAGGTCATGGGACCCTTACGAGCCTAACTATTGTTACTGGGGATTTGAATTAAGAAGTGATTGGTATTCATATAATGGTAGAGGTAAATGGCAGTGGACAAAAGGTATCTGCACTTCCGAATTCCTAGACCAGTGTGAAGACAGATTCTATTCAGCATATGGGTGGAAAAATGTCAGAAATGTGCATAGTCTATGGCGGACTAAGCATCAGTTATACATACCTGACTTATCGAACCGTTATAAATAAAAATGTAGCAATTGTGCTGAGATTTCGTGGCAACTAAACGTATATCCCAATTAGATACGATTGCAGATGCGCTCGTCACTGGCGAGGCAATTCTGCCTATTGTTATCTCCGACCCTCTGATTCCAAACCGTAAGGCAAAGGTCAATCAATTATTTCGTGGAGTAACGGCAGGATCGGCGTCAGCGCCTGGTCTTGCCTTTGATTTGGATCGAGACAGTGGGATATATCAGTCAGCGATTAATGAGATTGGCATATCATTTGGATCAGCATCTCTCTATAATACTAGAAGAGAAAATACTGATGGATCCTCTACCCTAATCGTCCGTGCTGTTGACAGTGCATCTGCAACGTCAAGCATGGAAATGACTCCACAGGGTAGTGGATTTTTTACTGTTAATGGTCCTATCATTCAGACTGATGCACAATTCTTCTTGCAAGGTGATCAAAACCCTGCAAAGAGAGTGCAATTTAACGTTGATACAATCTCAACCCAGTCTGGCACACGTCGTTTCGATCTACCTAATGTAGGTACAAACACAAGCACCACTCTGCTGGCGAATGATACTTTTCAGACTGTCACAAACAAGACGATCATTATTAAAGACGGTGAGTTGCAGATCACAGGATCTACATCAACTGATAAGATCGCAAAATTTGAATGTGACGCTTGGGAGAGTCCTGGTCAGCACACTTACAAGTTGCCTGACTTTGGTGCTGCTAATACTCAGTCTACTTTGTTGGATGACATCTCTGACCAGAATGTCTTCAATAAGAATATGGTCAACCCCACATTCTCTAACACTCCTTCACTAGATGAAGAGAATGACCCCACAAGGTATGTGATCTTTGATTCTTCACTATTAAATAATAATCGTGTGGTGACCTTCCCTGATATGAATATTAGGGTAGTTGGTGAAGCATCGTCACAAACACTGACTAATAAGATTTACAAAGGTGCAATCCTTGCTGACATTGGCGATGATACTAGAAAGATTTCTTTAGATCTCTCCAATATCGAAGATAACCAAACCTATGCGTTTAGTTTCCCTGATGATGATCCAGCAGCACCTTTGAATAATGGCACAGCATCTAACATGTTGGTTGCTGAAAGAAAGACACAAACTCTTTATAATAAGACTTTAGAGTTAACGAAGATAAATAACCCAGACGACGTTAACGGCATCATGACTATTGATGCCAGCAACTTGACTGGTGCTCGTAATATTCAATTCCCTGACGCAGACGCAACACTTCTATCTACTAATAACATTAGTGATGTTGCAATTAGTTTCGGTGGAGCACTTGCCGCACCTGTGTTGGGTGGGCAACTAAGACTACAATCCTTTTTCCAAGCAGGTTGGTAATTAACAAATGACAGCAGGAAGACTCGCAGCCAAAAAACCTGGAGCCACCGCAAATGCGGTCCTCTACAGATGTCCTACTACTGTAACTGGTAGCACAGTTGTTTCCGTGTGCAACCAGTCTGGTAGCGGTGCCACTTATCGGATGGCACTAAGAGACTATGATCAGGTGCTGCACCTAGATGGACCCGAATCCGAGAATGGTGGATCGGCATCTACTTATAAATTTACCAAGGGTAATCCGATCTCGGCATATAAAATTACGGTAGTCCCTGGGTTTACCTTTGCTGATGCTATCCCTGGCTCGGAGTTTGAATCTACCAACGCTTCTACTGGTAAGATCCTTGATATCTTTAAGGAAACCTCTGATGTTACCTATTACACACAAGTAAAAGAGGTATCTAACATCTTATACCAAGCAGACTCTGCTGCTGGTATACTTGTTGGTGGTGAAACTATAACTGGTAGCCCATCTGGATATACTGCTGTCTACCGTGGCGGTGATACATTGGGCGCTGATCTGGAATTTACTCCTTATGCCACTGGTGTTACGACTATGGCATTCTCCCGCACAACGGGTCTTGCTGATGGCATGTATGTGACTCTAGGAGCATCAGATGATGCTGCTGCTGAAGTTGTCACTATCGATGCTTCTGGTATTAACAGTGTGAATGATCAAGTAACTGTTACTCGCTCTGGACTGGGCACAACTGCTCGCACAGTTCCTGCTGGTCTGGCATCTAATGCATGGTCAGCATCTGCTACTGTTACTACTATTAACGAGGGTGCAACTTATACTGCTGGTGATACAACTCTAACTGTTACTGATTCTACTGGATTTGTCTCTGGTGGTGTTGTCTTAATTGACAACGAGCTTTGCTCTGTTGATCAGGTTAACGGTAACGATCTTACCCTGGTTCGTGCTATCTACGGCACTGCTGATGTTGATCATAACGATGGTGTTAACGTTACTCTGTTGACAGATAATGGCACCTATTTGGTTAACTATTTTAAAGAAGGTGAGGCAATTACAGGTGCAACATCTAATGCCTCTGCTATACTCGCTTTCTCAACTAATGTTAGTGCAACTATTAATACAAGTTATGTCGTTACTGATACTGGACCTTCTGCTACCGATCATACCTTCATTGGTCAGTTACAACTTAACGTTGATCGCACTTATAAGTTTGATTTAAGTGATTCTTCCAATACAAACTATCCTCTGAAATTCTCTGCTGATGCTACGGAGGGTCCTAATGATGCCACTCCTGGCACAGAATATACTCAGGGTGTTAGTAAGGTAGGTACTGCAGGTCAGGCAGGTGCATATACATCGATTGCTATCGATGAGAATACTTCAATTTCAATGTTTGCATATGCAGATGGCACTCCTGCAGCTAGCACAACTGGTATTGGTTTCGGTGTTTCTGTCCAAA